CGATAAAACTAATTTTGAATCAGCCAATTTAGATAAAAGGGTCGAATTATGAATTATAGCAAACAAGTTACATCACCCCCCGATAGGAGGTGTTCGCTTGTTTGCGAATAAATAAAATATATAATGTTTTAAATTATATACAATACCTTCTACCGGAACCTGTCCACATTTTATGAATGCTTTGGGTTTGGGAGATATGTTGTTATGCTGAAGTAGCATCGTCTACAATGTTGATAGTGCCTAGGGCAACTACTGATGCTGTCGTAACGACAAGATCTATTGTAAGACTGGAATTTATGGGGATAGTAAAAATATTAATACCTCCAGCGTTTGAAATTGAGCAACTAACGATGGGAACAGATTCCTCTGAAAACGGAAGTTCGTACGTAACTGTAACGAACTCTACGTCAGAGGAAGCAATGTTACCAGCAGAAACTGCTTCAATTGCGGGTGTGAATGTACATGGAACACAGTCAATACGATCAGAAAGATTGTTAATTGTATTAACTGCAGAAAGATCAATTGCACGCTCGGTACCAACTGGATAAGTTGAAATTGATTTAACGTTCTTAATGTCCATCATTGGTGGGGGACCAACCATGAAATAATAACTAAAATCATCTCCAGCTGCTTCGAGCATGTAATTAGTATCTTCACTTTGTGAATCTAGGGTGCGAACAACATTTACACATGTTCGAACATCTCCTAGAATTGAAAGTTGATTGGTTGAAACTACATCACCACGAATTCCACGATAAAATGGAGATCTAATTTCAAAAATTCCTGAATTGTTTTGTTGTTGAGCGAAAAGGGGTTGACCAAAAGAGTCATTTTCATCCAATTCAACAACTGAAGTTAAGTTATCATCAAATTTTAAATAAGCACTAGCAAGAGCATTATTTCTACCTGGTAAAATTTTAAGGTTTGAGGAACCATTGTAAAATCTAAATAAAAAGGATGCCATATACCAAGGAGTTGGCAATACAGTTGTATTAAAATTTTCTTGGCTCATAACTCTTTGGCCAGTAGTAACATTTTCTGTCATGTGACGAGTTCTAATACCAAGATATTTGTTAGTGTTTTTGATATTTGCAATACGTCCAAATCTCTTCATAATTGAACGCAAGCTTTTAAAATATTCTCCTGTGGTTTGAGCTGTAACATCACAGGTAGAGGAATTTGGTATAAGCAGATTTTCATCTTCAGGAATGAAAACTGCTCCAGTGTCTGATTGAGCTACTTGTCCTTGGAAACCAGGGGACAAATTCAGTGTAGGTCTAGCAATTTGATAGTCTTCACCTCCACTATGTGCAATATAAAAAGTGACACTGGGAGAGACTGTTGGTGGATTGGTGAGATCAACTAATGAATATATAGCTAAAGCACCTGTGCTAGTTTGTAGAGTTTTAGCATTGGGTGAAATGTTATCAAAACTTCTATTGTAAGTTTTACGCCAAGGAGTGTTTGAAATGAAAGGAACGGAAACACGGAAAGTGGTTCGTCCCATTTCATCTTGTCTATCTTTGAGATTGCAAACCACATTATAATTAGTATTCAATAATTCTCCAAGTGTATCAGGAACTTCGGAAAGTAATGTTTCGGGGAAAAACACTACAGCAAAACGTCCTTGATGGTATGGAGTCTTAATTGTCATAATATCATAATTAATGGTTCCTCTCCAAAGAGTACCAAACATACTACTATACGCAAAACTACCTAAATACATGGTTTTCGAGTCCTCCACGTTTCCGTATTGATACTCGGAAAAAGGACTAACTTCCCATGCTTGAATTAATTTTCTATCACTAAAAAGAGAAGTAGCTGCAGTTTTAGCAAGAAAATAGTTAGGTCTACCAAATAAGTAAGACAAACTCATCTCATCTTTATTTTCAGGCATGAAACTAGAACCATCGATACCATTATCTTGCAATAATGCTAAAGTTGTTCCATCATCAGTGCCTTCAGTATGAATAAGAGTTGAGCCTGGTTTAATTACTCGCTTTTCCTGTTGAAGAATTGTGTTAGGTTTAGACCAACCTACAGAGGCGGCTGTTGAACGAATACCTCTGGCTACCCAAGCGACGCTAGCTGCAACGTCACCAACAAGGGGTACACCAGACAAAACGTCAGCAACCATAGAAACGCCAGCGGCAACTTTTGAAACAGGTCCAGGAGTGGACGTTTCGCCAGTGTCGCTAGCTGCAACTGGAGAAGATAGAGATTGAGCAACTCGGTACCCATTCTTTCTAAGCCTAGCCGAATCATGTTTATTTCTAACTTCACTAATAACATCATTCTGAGTAGGAACAGAGAATTGTGGATTAACAAAGCGTGCGAAAATAGTATAATTAGCAGTTTCTGCAGCAGTTGCACCTAAAAGAGAAGAAAATACATATAAAAATATAGTTCCAAATTGATTATCTGAATTACTTAAATCAAACATGTCGTAAATATTAGCATAAGGACATATTAACTTAACACTATTGCCTTCTTCAACACTTACCACTTTATATGGGCAAGATGTCTGAGAGGCCATAAATCTAGTTCCTTTCTGGCGAAAAGCGCCAGTTTGACTATAATAAGGATTATATACTAACATAAGGGCACCTTGTAAGAAAGGTTGAGCATTAATTTTAACTTCTATTTCTATATCTGCTTTAAAATATTGATAATTCTTCAGCTTATCTACAACAATTGGGGAATTTTCGAAAATGACTTGAGGAAAATCCAAACGTTTCAGATAAGCAGGAGAATCAGTAATATAATCAGCATAACTTAATTGTATTGGGAGTTGTGCGTCTGTACTACTCCAAGGAAATGTGCCTAAATTAACAGGTCTTTCTAATATAGATGTGATTTCATGGTGGGTGGTATCGTTAAGTGCCATTTGAGTAACACTTGAAGTCATAGGGGTCGTTAAGGAAGACATTTGCACGTCGGTCAAAAGATTACCGCGAACGGAATCAACAGTTGTATTTTGTGTTAAATCATAACTTTGAGCAGTCAAATATACGATCAGGGTTTATGACTGTACGCCTGAAAGTGGAAAGCTGTATCTCCAGAGCACAGCAACACTCTATTTTAAAAGTAAAATAGCATAACTCTACGAAGTATTTCCGTTATTAAGTAGAGCAGGGGTCACATTTTACAGTTTGTTTACCAAAGAGGAGTGTATGGAGAAGCAGCATAACTATCTCTATTTATGCGATACTCCGCCATCCATTCCCAATATGTTGGACATTCCAAATAAATTCCAGCATTTTGACACGCATCTTTGATAAGTTGGCTATATTGATTGTAGATAGCCATGGAATGTAGTGAAAGTTCCATCAGAGCACATGCACAATTTTCTTTTGTTGCAAGACGAATTGCTTTTCCTCTAATCCAATTTGTAATTTCAAGTGTATTTGATAAATCCATGGGAGCCATGAAAGTACCATCTGGTTGAATAACAAATTTTCGTTTAAGAAAAGCAACGTCTACAAGTTTTCGACACTTGGTCAATTGTCCTGATTTCGTTTCGTCGGTATATGTTAAGCCAAATTTGGATAAGGCTACAGTAATAGTTTCTTGATTATACCAGTCAAGAACTCTGTGGTTTATGCTTAGAAGATTGTCATCACCATAGTTAGCATTTGCAACATATTTGGTGAAATCACAACGTGGTGACAGTCCCTGATCTATTTTAAGCTGAATATATGCCATACGCATAACTATTGAATTGAAAATTGAATTAACGATAACAGTAAGAGGATTACCCGAAGGTTGGGAATGGGTCTGTCTAATAACATCTCCACGAACAAGCACGTCAGCATTACATATATGTTCCCACAATGTAATACGGGTTGCTTGATTGTAAGAGTCATCACCATACCATTCATTTATTTTCTCACCAATACGATAAACTATTTGCAGAGATAAACTGCCATCAAAATTACTAAAATCTCCGGCAATAACATTATCACCTTGTTCTTGTAATTTGTGGGCCAATTTAGTCCATTCTAATGAATATGGATTGATTCCCACGCAAATTTCATTATCAATTCGATTTTTCATGATATGAGCAACAAAACTTAAATAATACTTACGAATTGCTAATACCAAATGTTGAGGACAAGCTTCAAAGACTCGAGTTTTTCCCAAATCTACTTTGGAAAATGGTCGTTTCTCGTCTTTTAAAGTTGCAATTGAAATAGCTTCTCCTCTTATATATTCAGAAGAATCTTTTTCCAATTTATCAAAATCAGCACGCAATTCGGTATTAGTTAAATCATATTCTTCACCACTACCCAACCAATGAGTTTTTCCCTTTGATGGGTTATTTAAATTATAGGGATACCCAGGAGAAGTAGTACGATTAATTGGACGAATATAACTATTTCCTTCAATACCTTGAATAGCTTCTTCATATGTAAGAACAGTAGTATCTCCTTTACCAATAATATTGAATACATCATTGACCGCAGCATCTAAAATTTGAGGATCAACATATGTTTGTGGACCTAATACTTTAAGAATACCAAGTTCCATAGGGTCAATAACTTTGTCATCTTTAACAAATGAACGAAGATGTGCTGGTTTAGTAATGTGTTGTTGTATTTGGTCAAAAACAGCTGATGGCTGTAGTTGTGTTTGAGTTGGAGCATTAACAGCAGTAGCAGTACCAACAGCAATACAATCACCTTTAGTAATTAAGCCAGGTTGTTTGTAAACATCAACATAGCTTTGACTATAAGGCATTCTACCATCAATAAGATAACGAGGTGGGACTTCAAATTCTTCAATATGTTTATTTAAATTATCCTCAAGCAATTGACGAGTTGTTAAGACTCCCAGACCATTAACTCCATTTCCACCAGCAACATGCACACCAATAAGTTTAGTATGCACGAGGCGGTTAGAAACGGACAATAATGACCCGCACATGCCTGCAGATGTTTCTAAATCATAATTTACATGATTACCAATTTTGATATGTTCACACGAACAGATTTGTGTTTTGAGGGGACATTTACCACTAGCATGACGCAAATATTCTGTTTCTTTTACAGATACCTGGAATGAATTTGGGTGACTTTCTTGAACAATAGTCGTACCATTAACTTGATTGAAGCCAGAAAAGACGAGATCTCCTTCTTTAAGCATATCTATATCACTTGCATTAATAAATTTCGACAATATTTTAGGACGATTTGGAACACATGAAGGGAAACTAATCAAAGCCAAATCAACCAATGTATTATCTTTTTGCTTCATTTGGGTAATACTACAATCTTTATAGGGTACAGTGATGGTAGGAGTGTCAGTATACGGATTGAATATTTGAATATATTTGATAGGACTCTCATGCATAGTATTAATAACAGTATGAGCTGTAGTAATTAAGGTTCTTCCTACTAAGAAGATACCATTGCTCTGGCTTGCTATGTTATTTTCATCTACTGCAAGTATCCAAACAGCATTATTCAATAATACTTGTGTTGTTTGTTCTACTTGCACTCGATCACGTTGAGCATAAATAGTAGAACCTATTTGTATGTCAGTTTTTGCTTCTATTAAATTACCTCTTTTTGAATTGGCATATCGTTCAATAGGGAAATCTTTTGTGTCATAAACTTTAGCTTGAGCAACAAGATGTCCCTTAGATAAAATAGAATTTGCACCATTAATTGTTCCTTCTACAGTTGGAATATAATCAGTAGCAAGATTTGGGCAAAATGAGCAATTATACCAACAAGTACTACCAATAATATTACAAGCGTCTTTATAATTATCAACTGTCGTGAATTTATTGCACAATCCTTTCATAGGACACCCACCAATAAGCGCTTGAGCATAAGCTGATGTTCGAGCATTTACTGGTTGGTTGTCATAGATCCGAGCTTGTGATACTGCAATAAGATTGGCACATTTCTTTTCCCATAAGGTACTGGACATTTGAAGTAACGCTTCTTCTTCCATACCCAGACTAACCAATTCTTTACGCACCTGTTTGACTCCAATTCTGGAACAGTAGTGATCCAACATGTCGCCGATCGTCGGGTAGGCCATAACTTGACATGGGTCACATTTACGACACGGTGCAAGATGAGGAGAAGGCGTAATAGAAAATTTACACCAAGGGTTGTCACCATCACTGGGCTTGGCACGAAATAGTCCAGTACACCAAAGACCCACAACAGCGAGAATAGTAGTTCCTAGTCCGGCTAAAATATGAATATTCGGTATACTTTCAATATAAGTACTTGCTCTATTGGTAATGTTGGAGAAAAATGACATAATAAATCTTGCAACTGTTCCTAATTTATTAGAAATAAATGACTTACATTTTGCCAACTTTCGTGTCATTCTAGTTAATCCTGATCTAATAGTTTCCTTGAGTGTAGCAAAAAGTTCAGAATAATGGGTTCTATATGAAATTTTCTGAACTGGATCATCTAATTCGAATACATATCCAGCATCCAATAAAGTTTCATCTTCTGCGTCAGTAAATTCTTCTTTTTCTTTTTCTTCTGGAGTACCTACTGGAGGAATTGAACTCATTTCTTCCAAAAATACTTCAGGATCAAAAATACTTTTAAATTTCTGCATTATTTCAGCTGTTTTTACTGAATCATCTGTTGTATCAACACCAGCCATTTTATGAATACCTTTTTGTACTTTCCTGGAATGTTTTGTTTTTGAAAGAATAATTTCTTTACAATAATCCCAAAATTCTTCAAAGCCTAAACCTTGTTTATCCAAAACTGGATTAGTAACGGTATTTTTACCTGTGACTTTATAAATATTGATATGATAATGTTCAACGCGAAGTGGATTGTCTTCATCCCATTCAAGATGATTCTTAGATTCGACATATTTACGTGCAATAGATTCATCATACTGAGTATACGCACCAGAAGGGTGAGCAACTTCTTTTCCATAATTGCTATCAATAGTAATTTCTGCATAGATTGAAAATCGACGCGTAACAGAACCAGGATCAGCTAAACTTTTAATATCTGGTACTTTTTGGTTGGAAGAAGCGATAATATAAGGAGAATTAAAGAAAGTATCTGCTTTTGCATCTTTTTCTGCCATGTGTAATGGATATGTTGTATTGTTTACCATACTAACGATTTCAGCATATTCAACAACTGGACGAGTAACTGAATCTACTGCATTAGCAAAATCATCCAAAATAACAATAGGTTGATTTACATACCCTTCCCAGAATTCATTAACTGCTTTCCGGATAAAAGTGAGCGATGCATAATTTACTTTATCATCTTGAAGAAGCTCATTGTACATCTTTGCACATAAAACTTCGGTGAGAATACTTTTACCAGTGCCTGGTTTACCATAAAGATAAATAGCTGTAGGAGTGGCACGGATAGCATGATTTCGAGCAGGACAATTAGTTGCAAATGAAATTTGACTTTTAATTTTCTTTTCAATAGCCAAAAGCAGTTTGGTCATAGTATTGTAACGGCATTTACTCGCCTTGATTCCAAAGGAATCTAATTCTTTCTTAATTGATAAAATTTGATTAGCTAAATCAGCTGAAGCATTAATTTGACAACGAGATAAATCTTTGATAATTTCTGCTGCAGCACAAATATTTTCTAAAGCAGGGTATTCTTGCACTAATGAATATTGTTCATAGGTCATACCATGAACAGTAGTATAATAAATTTCGGAAATGTAATCAGTAATCCAAGTAAACATATCTTTAATACTTTTAAAACCATTGGCGGCTCTACCAATACTGGTAAAATGTTTAGTCATGGATGTTGAATTTGGAACAGTTCCAGTACATAATAAACTAAAAACTCCACTAAATAAAGCTAACATACCTGTAATGGGTAAAAGTTGTGAATGTGCAGCATTTGAAAGCATTTCAGTAATTAAACTTTCACCAACTCTCAGTGGTACTTCGTCAACACTTTCACCACTGTAAAAAACACCTTCGGCAATTTTAGAATCAATAATAGGGGGGTCACGAGGAAGCATAGTAAGTAATTTATCCAAAGTAATGCCTAAAAGACGGCCTAAATTAGCACAGTGCATAGTGAGTGAAAATAATGATTTATCCATAAATGAATTACAAACAGAAATAAGAGAAACTAAAATACCAATAAAATCAACTTCATTTGGAATACAGAACATTGCTTTAAGTGAATCACCAGCAGAAAGCAAATGTTTAAGGACATCTTGTGCCATATTCAAAGTAGGACCAATTCCTTCAGCAGCATGTTGCATAGCAGTACCAGTATTAGTACAAAAATTAACAATGCCCTGAGCACTACGTAAAGGTGTGGTAAGACTTTGAGCATAACGATTTTTCTTGCGAGATCGTTTTTCTAATTCTAAACTGCGCTGAATATGATTGTTATGTTTAACAGCTGCTTTCTTCAAAGAAACAACTTGTTTCTTTAAAGCTTTTATTTCATTATGATGTTGTAATTTCATTTCAGGAGTCAAAAATTTTGATTGAGTAGGGCCTGGATTTGCCTCTACATCACCACTAAGTTGCAGTAATCTTCGTAAATGAAATTGGTTATTACCTACATGTATTTTAATAAACCATTGGTTCGCGCCAATGAGGTAAAGATAAAATTCCCAATCGTCAGACAAACGAGCGGCTTTTATTAAAACAACTTCAGTGTCGGGATCTTCTTCAAATTCATCATATATTTGTTGGGTAAGTGATTCTGGACCCATTTCTAATAAGCAGAAAAGATTCTCTTTATCAATATAAAAATCATTAAAATTTAATGAGTTACGAGTAGCGTAAAAATCAACAGAGTTTCCTTGAGCGTCCATGATTGTTGAATGCGTATGAAAATATGGTAAAATTGTAATATATGATGTCTGCATTGAAATAAAAAGGGGGTTTGGTAGAGAAAATAAGATGCGGTACTACCCTAGCGCAAATAGCGAAACAAAGTGTAACATTTGCCAAAGACTAAAATAAATATTTATTTCTAGGTGATAGAATAAGAGTTTGTCAACTCGAGGTCATTTCAGACATTTGTCCTATAGGTCATTGCCCACTTTAAGGATATAGATCCTCCCGACGTTCTCATAAATATTTAAAATAGGTTACTATAGTATCTTTCATTCATTAAATAATCCGTAAATAATTACTAATATATATCCACCGAAGGAGATACCTTACGATACCTGGGCCCAACGATTATAAGTCTGAATCTCTTCATAATATTGGAATTAACAAATAATGATCACCCGTAGCCTCACATTATCAATATTATATAGCCCGACATAAAGACATATATATTTTCACGAGATAGTTCATAAATAAATCAATCTAACGATATAAAGAAAAATATAAAAGTAATAATAATATAGTATATATCAATCAGCACTTTCTTCTGATATATAGAATATTATTAAATCTTAAATAAAAAGGGGGGGGGGTTTTAAATAATGCACAATTTAAAATCGTGTACAAAACATGTTGCAGGAGAGAGGAAGGTAATGTATTGGGGAAATGCCAATACTAAGTATCCAAGTCTCGGAGACACATTTTGCACAGAGTTATTCTCT